CTGTATCTGGTAACGGTTTCACACGAGCAGCATTTACTGCTTCAGACTACAACGCACTTCCAATTGCTAACAGTGGTTTAACTTATAAGGCAATTGCTCCACGTCCTGGCACTAGCGCATGGGCAACTGAGCGTTTCCTTTCAGACGACGAAGTACACGTTGCTGTTGTTGACACTGCAACTAATACTATCGTAGAAAGAATGACATATCTTTCTAAACTATCTGATGCTAAGACTCCAGAAGGTGCTTCGGCATACTGGAAAGATTATGTTAACGAGTATTCAGGTTACATCTATGCTGGTACTGCTCTCAGTGCTGCTGAAGTAACTACACTAGGTGCTGATCCTGGTGCAGATGCTGCATCTTATGGTGCTACATCCGCTGCTCCTGTATCCCTAGCACTCATCCGTAGCGATGCAGGTGGTGCTCTATCGGGTGGTGCTGATGACTACGCATATACTGCTGGTGAAATCCAAGCAGCATATGACGAGTTCCTAGACACCGAACAGACCACTGTTGATTTTGTACTCATGGGTGGCGACGCTGCTAATGAGACTGACACAATCGCTAAAGCACAAGCAGTTGCTGCTGTTGCTAATAGCAGAAAGGATTGTATTGCATTCATCTCACCTTGGACTGGTGCTCAAGTAGCATCTTCTGGTGGAACTGCATTAACTCCTGCAGAACAACTTTCAAGAACAGTTGAATTCTTTGACAACATTGGTTCTTCTTCTTACGTTGTTCTAGACAGTGGTGTTAAGTACACATATGACCGCTTCAACGATAAGTACCGCTATATCGGTTGCAACGGTGATGTTGCTGGTGTATGTGTTTCAACTTCAGCATCTCTAGATGACTGGTTCTCACCTGCTGGTCTAAACCGTGGTGGTATTCAGAACGTTGTAAAACTTGCGTTTAATCCTAACAAGGCACAGCGTGATGATCTTTACACTTCAAGAATCAACCCCATCGTTTCACTCCCTGGTTCTGGTCCTGTTCTATTCGGTGACAAGACTGGTCTTGCTTCACCTAGCGCATTCGATAGAATCAACGTTCGCCGTCTCTTCCTCAATGTTGAGAAGAGAGCAAGAGCACTTGCAGAAGGCGTACTCTTTGAGCAAAACGATACCACAACCCGTGGCGGTTTCAACGCTTCTATTAGTTCCTACCTCCAAGAGGTTCAGGCACGTAGAGGTCTAACCGACTTCTTGGTTGTTTGCGACGAAACAAACAACACTCCTGAAGTTATTGATCGCAATGAGTTTGTTGCGGAACTCTACCTCAAGCCTACACGCTCTATCAACTACGTAACAGTTACAGTTACTGCTACTAGAACGGGCGTCTCGTTCGCTGAAGTCGTCGGTAGATGATAATTAGTTATAGAGAAAAAATTAACGAGGTAAACACAAATGGCATCGTCTAACGTAAGTCAATTTCTACAAACTATTGGTCAGGGCGTAAAGCCCAATATGTTCCTGATCAATATTCAGTTCCCTGAGCAAATCAAGTTGGAGAGCGAAGATCAGAAACTTACAAATATTCTTTGTAAGTCTGCTGCACTTCCAGGTTCTAACCTGGGCGTCATCGAAGTTCCTTTCCGTGGCAGAACTGTTAAAATCGCAGGTGATCGTACTTTCGATACCTGGACCACAACGTTCTTCAATGATAAGGACTTCAAACTGCGTTCATTCTTTGAACAGTGGGCAAACTCCATCAATACCCACGAGGGTAACACTGCTCCTCTATTCACACCTAACAACAGCGATGGTTACATGGCTGACTTGGGTGTTAAGCAACTAGAGAAAGATTCCAGTGAAGAAGGTGCTTTCCTCAGAGAGTACACCCTTAAGTATTGCTTCCCAACTAACGTTTCTCCTATCGATCTTGCTTATGACAGCAACGATCAGATTGAAGAATTTACTGTTGAGTGGCAGTATTCTTACTTCACTGCACAAGCAGGAACCAGAAGCGGCGTTTCTGGTATTGGCGTAGTCTGATAAATAGTTGAACGCTCAACTGTTTGTATTTTAATCATGAGTCAGTTATTTGGCTTCCAGATTAACAGAAAGGAGGGACAGAAGGGGCAATCCCCTGTCCCTCCTTCTGCTGATGAACCCATCGCCGTCGCCGCTGGTGGGTATTATGGAACGTATGTAGATACGGATAATCAAGCTCGCAATGAGTTTGAGATGATCCGTCGTTATCGTGACATGGCAATTCACCCAGAGGTGGATAGTGCCGTTGATGAAGTTGTAAACGAGTTTATTGTAAGTGATGCTTACGATTCTCCTGTTGAGATCAACCTAGACAATCTAGATGTTGGTAATGGGGTAAAGAAAAAAGTTCGTGATGAGTTTGATTATATCAAACGTTTGTTGAACTTTGACAATCGCGCACACGAGATTGTTAGAACTTGGTATATTGATGGTAGATTATTCTATCATAAAGTTATCGATTTAGATAATCCCAAGAAAGGTATTACGGAACTTCGTTATATTGATCCAATGAAGATCAAGAAAGTCCGTCAAAAAATTGACAACTCCCCAAAAGATGCTCTAGCGAAAGCAGCAATTAAAGGCACGGCGCTTGAGTATGAATATGGAACGTTTGTTGATTACTATTTGTATAATCCAAAAGGTTTCTATAAAGGTGGTGTCCTAGGACCAATTGGTGACATGTCACTTTCACAAGGTGTAAAAATGGCAGTTGATTCTGTCACTTTTGTTCCTTCTGGACTACAAGATCTTAACAAGAGAATGACTCTTGGTTTCCTTCATAAAGCAATCAAGGCACTCAATCAACTGAGAATGATTGAGGATTCGCTTGTTATCTATAGACTGTCTCGCGCACCTGAGCGTAGAATTTTCTACATCGATGTTGGTAACTTGCCTAAGGTAAAGGCAGAACAATACTTACGCGATGTGATGTCTCGCTATCGTAACAAGCTAGTGTATGACGCAAACACTGGTGAGATGCGTGATGACAAAAAGCATATGAGTATGCTAGAGGATTTCTGGTTGCCTCGTAGAGAGGGTGGACGTGGTACTGAGATCACTACGCTGCCTGGAGGACAGAACCTTGGCGAACTTAAGGACGTTGAGTATTTTAAAAAGAAACTCTTTAATTCTCTCAATCTTCCTCCTTCCCGTCTCACAGACGATAATAAAGGATTTAATCTCGGTAAGACCACTGAAGTCCTCCGTGACGAACTTAAGTTCACGAAGTTCATTGGTCGTCTCCGCAAGAGATTCTCAGAGTTATTTGACGACGTTCTCAAAACTCAACTTATCCTCAAAGGAGTAATCTCTCCTGAAGATTGGGATGATATGAAGGAGCATATTCAGTATGACTTCCTTTTTGATAATCATTTCAATGAACTAAAAGAGATTGAGATGATGAACCAGAGAATGATGACTGTCACTCAGATGGACCCATTCGTTGGTAAGTATTTCTCCGTTGAGTATATCCGTAAAAATATCTTAGGTCAAAAAGATTCTGAGTATGTGGATATCGATAAGCAGATGAAAGGAGAGATTGCTTCTGGTCTCTCTATTGATCCAGCAGAAACAAATGCTATGGCTCAAATGACAGCAGCAAACACTGCCCTTGCTCCTGAAATTCAGGATCAGCAAGCGCAAGATGCTGCAGAAAGAGAGGCAATTTCTGCTGATGCTGCGGCAGAAAGAGAAGTATCTAAGGCAAAGAAAATGCCTTCACCTTCTACAAATAATAAATAAATTATACAGAATACTTATTATGGAACAACATAACCCTGAACCTGGCGTGGTAAATATCGTTGATAAGATCAGCGACAACGACAGGGCATCTGCTATTGATGCTATTCATGATCTACTTTTTGCTAAAGCATCTGATGCTATGTCAACATACAAGCAGGTTGCCGCGAATACATTCTTTGATGAACCCACCGAAACAGAAACCGATGAAACTGATAACGGAAACGATTGAGAACGTCAAAATCCTTACTGAGGAAAGAGACGGAAAGAAACTTCTTTATATCGAAGGAGTATTCTTACAGTCAGAACTAAAGAACCGTAATGGTCGC